ATGGGAGGCACATTAACTGTAACTGGTAACGCTAGTGCAGGTAATATCTCAACCGGTGGATTAATTTCTGCTACAGGTAACGTAAGTGGTGGTAACTTAACTACAGCAGGTGCAGTAGTAGCAACAGGTAACGTAAGTGGTGGTAACTTAACTACAGCAGGTGCAGTAGTAGCAACAGGTAACGTAAGTGGTGGTAACTTAACTACAGCAGGTGCATTAAGCGTAACTGGCAATGCTACAGCAGGTAATATTTCAACCGGTGGTGTAATCAATGCTACTGGAAATATTAGCGGTGGAAATATTAGCGGTACACTATTAACTGGTACATTAACAACAGCCGCACAACCAAATATTACATCAGTCGGTACACTAACTTCATTAACTGTAACTGGCAACGCTAGTGCAGGTAACTTGAATACTGCTGGTAAAGTAGTAGCAAGCACATTAGAATCAAACGTAGCAACCGGTACAGCACCGTTTGTAGTAACATCAACTACACAAGTTGCAAACTTAAATGTAGCGACAGCAGGTACGGCAGGCACAGTAACAACAGCCGCACAACCAAATATTACATCAGTTGGTACACTAACATCTTTGGGTGTTAACGGTACCGTAACAGCGGCAGCATTTACTGCAAACACTGGTGTGTTTACTGGTAACGGTAGTGGATTAAGTGCAATTGCAGGCGGCAATGTAACAGGCCAAGTAGGCAACGCATTAGTTGCAGGTACTGTATACACTGCGGCTCAACCAAATATCACATCAGTTGGTACACTAACAAGTGTTGCAGTAACAGGTAATGCCACTGCAGGTAACGTTTATGCTAATTCTGGCACAATCGGTGCGTCATTACTAACCGGTACATTAACAACTGCGGCTCAACCAAACGTTACAAGTGTTGGTACATTGTCATCACTAAGTGTAACTGGTAACGTTGCAGCCGGCAACTTAACAACAACTGGTGTATTGAGTGTAACTGGTACAGGCGTAAGCAGTATTGCTGGTAACTTAGACATGACCAGCAACAACATTATTAATCTTGCTGAACCAGTAAACTCAACTGACGCCGCAACTAAAGCATATGTAGATAGCATTGCTCAAGGCTTGCACACACACGACAGTTGTAATGCTGCCACAAATACTACTCTAGCAAGTATTTCAGGCGGTACTGTTACATATAACAACGGTACTAGTGGTGTTGGCGCAACATTGACAACAACAGGTTCATATACAACTATTGATGGCGTTACATTGTCAAATGGCATGCGTATTCTTGTTAAGAATGAAGCAAACGCCGCACACAACGGTATCTATGATCGTACAAGCAGTACAGTATTGACTCGTTCAACTGACTTTGATACACCAACTGAAATGGCAGGTGGTGACTTTACATTCGTTACTGCTGGTACATTGTATGATAACACTGGTTGGGTAATGACCGATCCAGTAACTACTGTTGGTACAACCGATGTTAACTGGGCACAGTTCTCAGGTGCTGGTACATACACAGCGGGTACAGGCTTAACACTAACTGGTAGTCAGTTCAGCGTAAACGTTTCACAGCCGACAATCACAAGTTTAGGCACATTGACCGGTCTAGGTGTAAATGGCACTATTACAGCAGTAGATATCACTGCTAACACAGGTGTCTTTACTGGTAATGGTAGTGGACTAACTGCTCTTAACGCAAGCAACATTTCAAGTGGAACTCTTGCTCAAGCAAGACTCGCAAATGCATCATTAACAGTTAACGGTCAATCAATTACATTAGGTGGTTCAGGTACAATCACTGCAAATACTACACAAACATTAACATTAGGTACATATCTAACCGGTACAAGTTTCAATGGTGGTACAGCAGTAACAGCGGCAGTTGATGCTACATCAGCAAATACAGCAAGTAAAGTTGTTGCACGTGATGCTAGCGGTAACTTTAGTGCAGGTACAATTACTGCAACACTAAGTGGTGCGGCAACTACAGCAGGTACTGTAACAACTGCGGCACAGCCAAATATTACATCAGTAGGTACACTAAGTTCATTAAGCGTAACCGGTAATATTAGTGCTGGCAACGTAAGTGCTACAGCAGGTACATTTACTAGTGTTAGTGGTGATGGTTCAGCATTAACTTCATTAAACGCAAGTAACATTTCAAGTGGAACACTTGCTCAAGCAAGATTGGCTAACGCAAGCGTAACATTGGGTAGCACTGCATTAACATTGGGTTCAACTGTAACAACTGTTGCAGGATTGTCTAGCGTAACTAGTACATCATTTGTTGGTGCATTGACAGGTGCGGCAACTACAGCAGGTACTGTAACAACTGCGGCTCAACCAAATATTACATCAGTCGGTACATTAACTTCATTGAGTGTAAGTGGTGCGTTAACTACTACTAACATCACAACGGGTGCAAACACAACTGCTGGTACAATTACAGGTAACTTCTCACTATCTGCCGGTTCAAGACTAAACGCTACTTATGCTGACTTGGCAGAACGTTATGTTGCTGATGCCGCATACGAGCCAGGTACAGTTCTAGTGTTTGGTGGTTCAAAAGAAGTCACTGTTACAGGTGAAGTATCATCACGTAAAGTGGCAGGTGTTGTATCAACAAATCCTGCATACTTGATGAATAGTGAATGTCAAGGTGAATATGTAGTTGATCTTGCTCTTATTGGTCGTGTACCATGTAAGGTAATGGGACCTGTATGTAAGGGTGACTTAATTGTTACTTCTGAAAATACTGGCTACGGCATGGTAAACAACGAAGCACCAGCAGGCTCAATCATTGGTAAGTCACTAGAGTTCATGAACGAACTTGACGGTGTTGTGGAAATCTTAGTAGGCAGATGTTAATTTGACTTGTCAGCCAATGCTGATAAGTACAATTGATGAATGTATTTCTACAAGATTTCTACACCAGACTCCGTTCTTGGCACGATTTAAGAAATAACTTAAAAGAATCTGACCTCGGCTATATATGTACCGAGGTTGATTCGTTTTGGCAATGGTGCCCATTAAGCAACCACTATCTTCACCCAGATGATATAGAAACATGGCCTGGTCCTTGGGAATTGATAAACGACAATGAATATTGTTATTATGCCCGTGCTTTGGGAATGATTTATACCCTTTTGTTATTGGGTGTAAATGACATTGACTTTGTGGAAGCAACCGACTACAATAACAATGATGTAGTATTAGTCCTTGTTGACAACGCAAAATATGTTATGAATTACTGGCCTAACATGGTAGTAAATAATAATCTCAGCGAATTCAAAGTAACTAAGCATATCAATATAGACGCAATTAGAAGAAAAATAGGCAACGTATGAAAATTAATGTAACAAAACGTTCCGGTAGAACGGAACCCTTAACCATTGATAAGTGGCAAGCACAAGTTGCAAAAATCTGCAACGGAGTAGCAGATGTAAGCCAATCAATGATCGAAATCAAAGCGCAGCCTCATTTTTACGATGGCATTACTACTAGAGAGATTGATGAATTAACATTACGTGCGGTTGTAGACTTAATCGATGTTGAGTCTAACCCTGATGTTGGGCATATCAATTATCAATATGTAGCAGGTAAGCAAAGATTAAGTATGCTACGTAAAGATGTTTACGGTCAATATAATCCACCTCACCTATATGAAATTGTAAAAAAGAATGTAGCCACCGGTCTTTATACTAGTGAACTATTAGAATGGTACACCGAAGATGACTGGAACAAGATGAATGAAATCATCGATCATAGTAAAGATGAAGATTATAGTTATGCCGCCATTGAACAATTAATTGAAAAATATCTTGTTCGTAATCGTGCAACAAAAGAAATTTATGAAACGCCACAAGTCCGTTATATTATTGCGGCTGCTACAGTGTTTCACAAAGAAGAACCAAACAATGCAAGAATGAAATACATTAAGGAGTATTACAATGCGGCTAGCGATGGCTTATTCACACTCGCTACTCCTGTTCTTGCTGGGCTTGGAACTCCAACTAAGCAATTCAGTAGTTGTGTACTCATTCGCAGTGATGATGATCTTGACTCCATTTTTGCTAGCGGGGAAATGATGGCTAAGTATGCCAGTAAGAGGGCTGGCATAGGACTGGAAATTGGCCGTCTAAGACCACTAGGTTCTCCCATTCGTGGGGGCGAAATCATGCACACTGGAATGATACCATTTTTAAAGAAATGGTTTGGTGATTTGCGCAGTTGTTCACAAGGAGGCATTCGTAATGCAAGTGCTACAGTATTTTATCCCATTTGGCATCATCAGTTTGATGATCTTATTGTTCTTAAAAATAATCAAGGAACCGAAGAAACCCGAGTCCGTCATATGGATTATGGGGTTGTGCTGTCCAGTTTCTTTTGGAGACGATTCAAAAACAAAGAAAACATCACCTTCTTTGACCCCAATGAGGTCCCCGATCTTTACGAAGCGTTTTACAGCAACACAGAAAAGTTCGAAGAATTGTATGTTAAATATGAGAAACAAAAGAACCTTCGCAAGAAGGTAATGAGTGCAGAAGAAGTCTTTAAGGGAGGCATACTCAAAGAGCGTACTGATACCGGACGTATCTATTTGGTATTCATCGACAATGTGATGAATCAAGGTCCATTTGATACAGAGTATCACACAATCTATCAGAGTAATCTATGCTGTGAAATTCTTTTACCTACTAAACCTTTTAAGCGCCTCGATGATGATGCTGGTCGCATCGCTTTATGTACTCTTGGATCAATCAACTGGGGAGCATTCCGCAACCCTGAGGATATGCGTAGGGCTTGCCGTGTTCTTCAGCGCAGCCTCTGTAATATTCTTGACTATCAAGACTTTTTGAGCATTCAGAGTAAATTAAGCAATGATGAGATTCAACCACTTGGTATCGGCGTAACTAATCTAGCATACTGGCATGCAAAGCGTGGCTACAAGTATGGCGATAAGGATGCACTACAAGATGTTAAGAGTTGGATGGAACATCAAGCATATTATCTAACAGAAGCCACAGTTGAACTTGCTAAAGAGCGAGGTAAGTGTTTAGATAGTGATAAGACATATTATGGTCAAGGCATTTTCCCTTGGGAACGCAGAGCAAAGGGTGTTAATGAATTGGCAAACTTCAAGCCTGAACTTGATTGGGAACCACTACGTGAGGAGATGAAAACTTATGGAGTACGAAATGCAACACTTATGGCCATTGCTCCTGTTGAATCTAGTAGTGTGGTTATCAACTCTACTAATGGCATTGAGATGCCTATGTCGCTTATCTCAACTAAGGAATCTAAAGCAGGAAGTTTCACACAAGTCGTTCCCGAATATCAAAAGTTGAAAAACAAATATCAATTGATGTGGGAACAACAAGACTGTGTTAACTATTTAAAAACAGCGGCAGTATTGCAAGCATATGTAGACCAAAGTATTTCAACAAATACTTTCTACAATCCTGCACACTTTGCAGAGCGTAAAGTTCCTACAACATTGATTGCTAAGAACTTAATGCAAAGTCAAATGTGGGGTATTAAAACATTCTACTATTCATTAATTAATAAAGCAGGTAGTAAACAACAAGACGAAGAGGCTCCTGCACTTGAAGTAATTGATTTTGATGACGTAGAAGATTGCGAAAGTTGTAAACTATAATGTTAGAAACTATTTGTGATATTTTAAAAGACGCCTACCAGCGCAATTGGATTACTAGTCGTGACGGCAATGTAAGTATTCGTCATCATGACCGCAAGCACTTTTACATTACGCCAAGCGGTGTACGTAAACAAACATTACAACCTGACCAGTTCAAAAAAATTGAAATTGCTACTAATTTAGTTTGGCGAGAAGAAGTTTATACTGATATTAGTGCTAACTTAAAACCAAGCGGAGAGATTCCTCTACATTTTGGTCTACAGAAAAATATGGGGCAACATAGTAATGATGTTCGTGTAGTTGTACACGTTCACCCTACTTATTGCGTTGCCGCAATGCACGCCGGCATTAAGTTGAATGAATTGGTTAAACATTTTCCAGAGTTAGGGAGATACACTAAAGTGGCTCCCAATGTAGATGATGTTCCTCCTATTAGTCAAGAATTAGCAGATCAATGTTTTGAGAAATTAGGGCTTGACGAAGATGGAAACATAAGTTATGATATTGTAGGCATCAAAGGTCACGGAGTTGTAGCAATCGATACAAGTCCATGGCGCGCCTATGAACACATTGAGAGATTAGAACATATTTGCAAGATCGTACTTGCGTCAGGAAATTATTAAATGAGCAAACAGCAATATAACTTAAACACAAAGACAGACTATCTTAATCGTAAGATGTTTCTTGACCCTGCAGGTCCTGTTACCATTCAGCGTTTTGAAGAAGTTAAGTACAATAAGATTGTAGACTTTGAAAAGACTGCACGTGGTTTCTTTTGGGTACCCGAAGAGGTAAGTCTTACTAAAGACTCACAAGATTTTAAAGAAGCAAGTGATGCAGTAAAGCATATCTTTACTAGTAATCTGTTGCGTCAAACCGCACTAGACAGTTTACAAGGTCGTGGCCCCAGTCAAATCTTTACGCCCGTTGTAAGTTTGCCAGAACTAGAAGCACTTGTCTACAATTGGACATTCTTTGAAACTAACATTCATAGTCGTAGTTACAGTCATATCATTCGTAACATCTACAATGTACCAAAGGATGTGTTCAATACTATCCATGAGACAAATGAAATTGTTGATATGGCAAGTAGCGTTGGTGCGTACTATGACAAGTTACATGTAATTAATTGTCGCAAAGAACTTGGTGAAACGATTAAAGAAGAAGAATACATTAAGGCTATCTATCTTGCACTACATGCAAGTTATGCACTAGAAGCATTCCGCTTCATGGTTTCATTTGCTACAAGTCTTGCAATGGTTGAGAATAAGATTTTCATCGGTAATGGTAACATTATCAGTCTCATTCTACAAGACGAACTATTACATAAGGGTTGGACTGCGTACTTGATTAATCAAGTTGTTAAGGAAGATCCTCGCTTTGCTAAAGTAGCAGAACAATGCAGAGAAGAAGTTATTCAAATCTACACTGATGTTATTCGTGAAGAAAAAGAATGGGCAGATTACTTGTTTCAAAAGGGACCAGTTATTGGATTGAATGCAAACATTCTAAAAGACTTTGTTGACTATACAGCGGTTAGTGCATTGAAAGATATCGGTATCAAATATTGGAATCCTGCACCAAAGACTACTCCTATTCCTTGGTTCAATAAGCACGTTGATACTAGTAAGAAACAAACAGCATTACAAGAAAATGAATCAACTAACTATGTTATCGGTGTTATGAGCGATACCATTGTTTATGAAGAGTTACCAAACATTTAAGGAGAAAATAAAATGAAAGCAATCGTATGGAGTAAGTATCATTGCAGTTATTGCGACCAAGCCAAGCAATTACTAAAAATGAAGGGCATTGAATTTGAGGAGCGCAAAATCGGCGATGGTTGGACTAAAGAAGAACTACTAGAAGCCGTACCTACAGCCCGAACCGTTCCACAAATCTTCTTAGATGAAGAATATGTAGGTGGATTTACAGAACTTAAAGAGAGACTGGCAGCGTGAATATTAAACTAGAAGAAGTATATACATTAAAGTTAAACAGTGGTGAAGAACTCATTGCTAAGGTAAAGGGTATCGAGGGCAATGAACTTATTGTCGCAGAACCCGTATCAATTGCACCCGGACCACAGGGTATGGGACTAGTTCCTAGCATGTTTACCGCAGACCCCAAGGGTGAATATAGACTAAATACTAATAGCATTTCAATTTATGCAGTTACCGACGCAAGCGTTAAGAACAAGTATGTTGAAGCAACAACAGGTATTAAGTTACCTGAAAAGAAATTAGTATTAGGATAAAATGGCACAACTAAGTAGAAAAGGTGATCAAAATCAGGTAGGTGGTAAGATCGTCAAAGGCGCAGGAACTGTATTTGCTAATGGCATTGCAGTTGGATTGCACGTTAGCGATATTACTTCACACCCTGGTAAAGGTAAGCACAGTGCGGCAAAGACTACAGAAGGTAGTCCGTCTGTGTTTGCTGAAGGTTCGCCTGTTCTACGAACTGGCTCAGGAAATGATTGCGGTCACTCAATCATACAAGGCAGTCCAGATGTAAACGTGCCGTAATGAGATAATTATGGCAGATACAGGAAAACAAAGTCCCTTAGGCGTAAACGTATTAGGATCGATATTAAACAATACAGGTCTTAATATTAACCCTGTGGCTGCTAGTTACATGGGCGCTAGCAAAACAAATGATAGTTATTCATTTGGTAGTCTAGTACAAAGTACTGTATTACGTTTACTAACTTGGGCAATTAATGATGGTTATGTTCGTGGTGTAGCAGTACCCGGCGCCACAAAGACACTATCAGATAGTACATATAATAATCTTATTAGTATTGGTGCAGGCACTATTCCTGCATTAGGTAACTCAAAGCCTCCCACTTATGTTGCAGAAGATCCTGCAGGTGTTTGGACAACAACAGCATCACTTGCTTCGGGCGTGTCCGCTCCTGCTAGTTCAGGCTGGCCTTTTAGCGGTAGTATCGGACAAGTGCAAGGTGCTAGTTGGATTCCATATACTACAGCAAACGCTAATAAATCAGTTACACAATGGGGTTGGATTCGTTGTCATGCATTACAGGCATGGAATGAATTTAATTGGAACGGTTCAAGTGTTACATTAAGTAATCCTGAATATAAAGAATTCTGTTCGTCATTCTTAACAGCAAGTGCTTGGATCAACTATTCTAATCAAGCAATTATGGCTATCAAAGATAGCGAAACATTCTTGCAAGGTGTGTATAGTAATATGAGTGATTTGATCACCGCAGATATTGCAGGTGTATCACAATCTACTAAATTGTTAGGTGAGGACTTGATCAATTTAGGTAAAGCAATTAACCTAAGTAACATTGCAACATTTGGTTTACCAAGTAACTTACTAAAAACACTAGGACTGAATAATGCAATCACTCCTGATCTAAGTTTAGCATTAATTGCGGCTGGACTATCTAACTCAGATATCAGTACAATTACATCAGGTGCAAATGTACCAATCACTGCACAGCAAGAACAACAAATATATGGTGCATTCTTACTGATTAGAGGTATAAACTTGCAAAATGTATTAGCACCGTTGATGTGCAATACAAAGGGTTTTGAATCATTAGCAGACTTGTTAAATGTCAAAAAACTATTTCCAAATAGTTATATGACATTGACTGTTCCAGTTTATAATGATACATTAGGACTTCCTACTAACAGCAAGACATATTATCTAATCTATGCGAACGGTGGTGTTAATACAGCATTAGATACTCCTGCTGTACGTGAATATGTAGGCATACAGATTCCACCCGGTGCGCCACCTATATTTGAAAACACAGTTAATCCTAACAACTACAAAGAATTGCCAACTGGTTTTGGCGCATATATTAGAGGCATTATACCTGCTGATCAGGCTATTGCAGCCGGCGCATTACAATATTCAATGAGACAAATTAGAAATATTGAATATTGTGATTTTGAAGTATTTGCTCAAGTTGTTAAGGGTATGGAACTTACAACTGATTTGCCATTGACAACAGGCACTAACAAGCCCACTAATCAAGAGTCAACTACATTTAGCAAAACAGTTTGCGCATTAGGTAGCGGACCGTTTGGTAGTTATACACTCAGTGATATGTTTGGTTGTATGAGTGGTTTACCTTATCCTTGGCAAGTATTACAAAGTCAGATTAGTCAATTAGCAACACAAAAACTATTCAACATCTATAATCAGTTATTCTTAGCAGTAACATGGGAAAAAGCATACTGTACTATTACAACTACGCCATACTATGTAAATGTTCAACAATATATTGCACCAGATCCTAGTGCTATTCCGCCTGTTGCAGGACAACCTAGAATCGATCAATTGTGGTATACTGTTACTATTACACAAGGTGACACGGGTGGAGGATATGGAAGAGGAACTGCACCTACTCCAACTGTGACATTATCTCCAAATAATTGTGGTGCAACAGTAACTACTAGTATTGGAACAAATGATTCAAGCGCCGCATCAAACAGCGGTGGCACATTTGGTAGAGTAACATTTACTATTAATAATGGTACTGCATACAATTACGGAACTGCCACTAATAATTCAGATAATAGCCCGCCCAACCAATCATCAGGTCCATATGCACCACCAGTAGAATCAATTACTGTACAGGCTCCCCCTACTGCTACATTAGCAGTAACAGCAGGCGGTGCTATTGCCACAGGTGGAACTAACACAACCGGTGATACTTATTATAGTTCAGGTAGCCCCTCAGCAGGTACAGCAGGTTGGCAAAGCCCTATGAATTCTGTAGTCCAGGCATATATTGACCAAGCAAATACAGAAATTACTGTTATTCAGAACAACAATGTTTCAACAGCAACACAGTGCAATCTTGTTTGGAATTTAATCGGTAGTAATTTAAAGCGTGAACAAAGAACAAGATATACTGGACTAGTTCCAGTACCCGCACCTAAAGACTATTTCTTAAACACATATCCAATGTCATTGTACACATTTGTTGATAGTGTTCCCCAATTAGCACAAGATACACGCCCGCACATGGCTGCTCAAACTATTGAAGCAATTACTAATAATAATTCTGTAGGTGGACAAAGTGCAATAGCAATGATGCGTCAAGAACGCAATCAGTCAAGATTACAAACATTAGGCATTCCGTTAGATAATAATATGCCTAGTGAATTAACTCCCGCAGAGTTAAAAACACTACTAACTAACGGTACACTGCCAGGTGCAGTAGAAGGTATCCCAAGTCCAAATGGCAATGAGTATACCCCTCCTGCATGGCCAGGTAACGAAGATCCAACTAGACCAGGTGAAGTCACGTTACCAAATCCAAGTGGAATTTATGTTCCATCTCCCGGTAGTATTGGCGGATATCCTCCACCAAACTTAGGGGGGACACCTATAGACTCAACGTTCCCAATTGGCGACTTACCTGTTGCGCCAGTGCCAACCGGCAATAATACAGGATATTTGCCCGGCGATGGTACTAAGCCAGGTGATCTAACACCGATCTTTAATGGAGATCCTAACCCAGTCGTGGGTCCATTAGTACCAGTGGGCCCATTCCAAACTAGAGAGGATCCTGATATTATCATCATTGGTCCTCCTTCTGATCTGAATCCAAATAATCTTCCTCCAAATTTGAATCCAGATTACACAAGCAGTACCCTATCCCCGTCCTCACCGGGCATAGAAGAGGCAATCGATAAAGTCATTGAATGCAATTGTGATTGCTGGATAAATTAATTATCCAAAATGTCTTGCATAGTTTTTATAACTGTGTTATGATGATTGCTCACCTATAGTCAAATATTTGACGGAAAGGAGAAAGAAAAATGGAGAAATCTTTAAGAAGCATTGGATACGTTTTTGCGTTAGTGCTAGTAACATTATTCGTAACAACTATCGCAGAGAGGAAACTCTCAACGTATCATCATGAATTGTCATTGTTCAAAACTCACCCATCTAGTAAAACAGTGGAGCGTGAATTAGAATGCATGGCATTGAACATTTATCGTGAAGCCGGTAACGAACCTTTTGAGGGTAAAGTTGCAGTAGCACAAGTTACATTGAACCGGGTAGAACATGAACTGTTCCCAGATTCAGTATGCGATGTTGTATATCAGAAAACAAAGTTTACTGAAAAAGTAGTATGCCAATTCAGTTGGTATTGCGATGCAATTCATAGAGCAAGGCCTATTAACAAAGCATCTTATAATGAAAGTTATGAGGTCGCAAAAAAAGTTTTGCTGGAAGGATTTAGACTAGATAGTATTAAGGATGCTTTATACTATCACGCTGACTATGTATCACCAAACTGGCGATATAAACGAGTAGCAAAAATTGGAACTCATATTTTCTATAAGGACGCACGTGATGACATTTGATCTGATACAAAATAAAGTTGCAAAGTATTTTCAAGGAGTATCTGTGGATTTAAAAGATTTTATTACTAAACTATCAACCGAAACAATCGGTTGGATCGGCATTTTACTATGCCACGCCGCTACTATCCCAACATTACTAGGATTAATGTTTGGCATTACAGACAACCCGCCCCCGATCGATATGGTATTGATTGTGTGGGCCGCATTGGGCATGTTTTTCATGAGAGCAATTATTCAACGTGATATTTTAAATCTTATCACGATTGGATTAGGGTTCATCATGCAAGCAACATTAATGGCCCTAATCTTTTTCAAATAAGGAACAAATAATTGTCATATCTATTTACAAGTGAGAGTGTTAGCGAGGGGCATCCAGATAAGGTTGCTGACGCTATTAGTGATGGTATTCTAGACATGTTCATGGCACAACGTGATCCTACGTTGCGTTGTGCCTGTGAAACGCTAGTTACTACTAATCAAGTTATCGTTGCTGGCGAATATAAAGGTCAGATGGATAGCCTTGATGTTGAATACATGGTTCGCAAAATTGTTAAAAACATCGGCTATGAACAAGAAGGTTTTGATTGGAGAACATTGACTGTTACTAATCTAATGCATGGGCAAAGTCCTGATATTGCATTAGGTACAGATACATTTGGTGCAGGTGATCAAGGCTTGATGTTTGGTTATGCATGCAAAGAAACAAGCGACTACATGCCAAGTGCAATTTATTGGTCACATCGTATTGTAGAAACATTGTCACAAGTACGTAAGTCAGGCAATGGTAGTTGGTTAGGTCCTGATGCAAAGAGTCAGGTCACTATGGAATACAATGATGACAGTACCGTAAAGCGTGTTGCTAAGGTTGTATGTTCTACCCAACATGCATCAGACGTAACTATTGAAAGTGTACGTAGTGCTGTTGAAGCAATCATTCGCCAAGTACTTCCGCCTGAGTTAGTAGATAATGAAACAGAGTTTCACATTAATCCAACTGGTCGATTTGTAGTTGGTGGGCCAGACGGTGATACAGGTTTAACTGGTCGTAAGATCATTGTAGATACTTACGGTGGTTCTGCACCACACGGTGGAGGAGCATTTAGCGGTAAGGATCCAACTAAGGTTGATCGCAGTGCGGCATACATGGCTCGCTATCTAGCAAAGAACTTAGTAGCAAGTGGTAAAGCAGATTGGGCTACAGTACAATTGAGTTATGCTATTGGTCTTACTCAGCCAATGAGTGTATACGTAGAAAGCAATAGAGACAGCCGTGATTTGACTGATTGGGTATTAAAGAACGTTGATTTGACTCCTAAAGGAATCATTGATCGTTTTGATTTGTTCAGTCCTATCTATAGTTCAACTACCAACTATGGACATTTTGGCAAGAGTTATCTACCTTGGGAGCAAGTAAACTTGTTCTCTGACTGTGACTGTGGAACAGAACACACCACCGAATAACAGTGCTAAAGGTCGTGATAGTTTTGATGCGACCTTAGGTAACTCATTAGTAAATTTCTTTAATAGAAATGTGACCCCCTATCCAACTGAGGTAGGGGGTCCTAAGTTTGATTTGGTGCCCGTCACTAAACAAAAAGATATCATGTTGAATGTTGCACGATTGCATGCACAACAAGAATATGATAGAATTATGCAATTAGTCGAGGTGTTGCAAAAGCAAGCACAAGATATCAAAACACGTTTAGACATAACTGACATGGTTCATGCTGCCAAGTATGATTTTCAACTGTATCATAATAACGTGTATTGGTTAGTCTACGATCATAGAAAAAATTTCACACGGTTGTCTGCATTAGGTCCTAATGATTGGTCGACTGCCCCTCCACAAGAATATGAATATATCTGTCCTGTAAAATGGTTGGGTGATTATACTTGGGTAGAACTCGACCCGAATAATTTTCAAGAAAAATCTTGACATACACTTCAATCTTTGTTATAGTGTGTTTATAATAATGGAAATCACTAAATAAAAATTATTAGGACATTGATATGAATATACTAAACGCATTACTAGCAATATTATTGTTTATACTATCACTTGTTTTAGTGGCTGGTTTAGTATATCTGATCTTAATCTTTGCAGTTAAACTTGATCCATTTGACATTGATATTCAAAATGACGATATCGAAAAGCCCTGAAAGACATACCTTTCAAAAAGAATCCTACATCAAGCGTTGTGAGGAAGAAGGTAAAGAAGTTTCACAAGCATACTTAAAAATGTATGATTCTTACAGAGACCAGCACGATCATAAATTCGACACTAATGAGGCTAGAGTAAACAATCTTGAATACGATTTACTGACTACTGATTGGATATTAGAAAAAGTACGTAACAGTGAAACTTATGCACAAAATCTTTATGCATCTATGTGCAATAGAGACTTTGTGAAGAATGATGTATGGCCTATTCTCACCGAAGAACGCTGGAGTTGCAGTTGGCGCTATGCCGGAGGCATCATTGCTGATATGCGACAAGAAGGTGACTATATTGATTGGTACTGCTCAGGCATTAAAGGTAATCCAATTTCAGGGGATGAAGAAGAGTATATTGATCCTGTATTACAAGCAAAACTAGACAGTTTTGTAGGTGAAGGACATGTCACAGATGAAATACGTAACGATCTACTCAAGTTGGGTTGGATAGTTATGGATGATGAGGCTTAACTATAAATAAGTATGTAGTCACTTCTTTTAAGGAGAACAAATGGCATACTCAAGTCAAGTAGTAGATCATTACGAAAATCCTCGTAATGTTGGTAGTTTCGATAAATCCGATGACAATGTTGGTACTGGAATGGTCGGTGCCCCTGCATGCGGTGACGTAATGAAATTGCAAATTAAGGTTAATGAAAAAGGAATTATTGAAGATGCTAGATTTAAAACGTATGGGTGCGGGTCGGCAATTGCTTCGTCAAGTCTTGTCACAGAGTGGGTCAAGGGTAAGACATTGGACGAGGCAGCAACAATTAGAAACACTCAAATCGCAGAAGAACTTGCACTCCCCCCAGTCAAGATCCACTGCTCCATCCTCGCGGAAGACGCCATAAAGGCGGCAGTCAATGACTATAGAAGTAAGCATACAGAGTCCATGCATTAGTCTTTGTAAATTAGACAACAATGGAGTTTGTATAGGATGTAAGAGGACCATTGCTGAAATAGCAAGTTGGTCCTCTTTGTCTAATAGTGATAAGCAAAATGTTTTAACTAGGATTGAAAATGAGCGATACCGAAACTAAATTGAAAACAAGCAAGCGCCGTCATAAGGACGAAACCGCAGTTAAAAAACAAGTCAAGATTGCAAAAGCACATGGCTTGACTAATAAAGATAAAGCAATCAAAGAACCGCATCGTTTAGCAAAACATCATGCTATGGATTGCGGACAACCGGGTTGTATGCTATGTGGTAATCCTCGCAAAATTTTCAAAGAAAAGACCATGCAAGAAAAGAAGTTCGAACAAGACATTGAGAATCGCCCGAATAAGCATGGTAATGGAATCGATATCAAAGATTTAGATTAACCCAAAACGTTTGACATTTTCCTCTGTTGTGTTAAGATGTACAAGTCTTAACAGCAGAGGTTTACCATATGATTAAAATGTTAGTGTCGTTTTTGTCACTGTTTGCTATCTTCTTTTTTGGGATAGAAATTTTCCGAAAACTTAGTGGTAAGGAAAAATGGCAGTTGACAAAGACTTTAGGTTATAGTATAGTCTGTGCAGTGCTGACAATCGTAGCACTAACAGTAGTTGTGTTAATTTTTTAAGAGGTATTGAATAATGAATAAGTTTGTAAAGATCGCCGCTCTTGCGAGTGTAGTTGCACTAACCAGTGCATGTACACGTATTGAGACAGGTGAAGTAGGTGTTCGTGTTGGCTTTGACAAGCAGGTAAAGTCAGGTGAACTTGTACCCGGTAGTTTTAATCAGGTAATCATCGGTGATGTTCTAACATTCCCTGTAAAGGATGTTAACGTATCGCTTGAGAACATGAGTCCCGTTGCTAAGGATAATAGCACAATGAAGGACTTTGATGCTGTAGTTGTCTATAACATCAACCCAAGTCAAGCCGCTGAACTGTATAGCACTAAGAATCGTGCATTTCATAGTGAAGCAAAGGGCGACATTTATCTAATGTACAATTATGTTGTACAGAACGCACGTAATGCTATCTACAAGGCCGCACGTAAGTACGATGCACTTGATATGGCAGACAATCGCACTGACATGGAAACTTTCGTTAAGGAAGAAATCGTTCGTAATCTTGCAGAAGAAAAGTTGGATGGCACAATTACAATCAATCAGGTATTGATTCGTAATATTGTCCCTGCTGATACTGTTGTGCAGAGTGCCAATGATCTAGTACGTGCTAAGAACGAACTAAAGCAGAAGGAAGTTGAAGTTAAGACTGCCGAAGCAGAAGCCCGTCGTATGGCGGCTCTTGCAAACAACAGTGCTAGTTCAATTGCATTCATGCAGGCACAGGCCGCATTGAATATCTCTGAGGGCGTAAAGAACGGTAAGGTACAGACTATTGTAGTACCCTCAAACTTTAACGCACTAATGCTTAACAAGTAATGATAGAAAAAATAGTAGGCTTATTCTTTACACTATTAATAGTGTTTAGTCTAAGTCTACTATTGATTCCTGCAGTAGGAATCATAATAGGTGTACTAAAAAATTTAATGCGCTAGTAGCCAAGTGGGAAGGCGGGAGCCTCTAAAACTCCAGAAGCGTGAGTTCGATCCTCACCTAGCGCACCAACTTAATATGACAAATCTAACTGAGTACTTTGATAAAAATCGATATCATCCTAAATACTTTTTAGGTGATCGTGTGTTTGGACATTGGAATAAGATTCCTTTTATTGGTACTGTTGGAAACGATACTGTTATCAATGAAGTTGAAGGTCCAAGAATTTCTATTCAGTTGGACTTGCCGATTAAATACAAAGACGAAATCAAAAATGTGATTATCGTTAAACACAAAGACATTAAACCATTGAAGGAGTATTAATATGTCATAGATTGAATTTGATTGTAAAGATGTAGTGTTTCACTTCAACAAGAAACACTTAGAAGATGAGACCATTCCCATGTGGGTCTTAAAATTTCATGGCGAAACCTATTATGTGAATCACGTGGAATGCAACGTTCCCTGGTCTACTAAAGAGACACCCGACAATTCACATACCAAAGGCAGCATCAAAGTCAAAGACTGTTTATTGCAGATTGACGAAGATAACTTAGCCCGTATCTCACCCATCACTGTATTTGACAAAGCACGAATCCGTAATGCCAAAAAAGGTATTACCAGAGTAGTGATTAGCGAAAAGAATTGGGGCGGAACCAAATTACGTAATCTATTAAAAGAACATAAATTTAAGCATGGTCCGATCAAAAGTATTGGCGGTGCATGTTCAACTACA